ATGTTAATTCATAGAATTGTACGTGCACCTGAAAAACGTATTTTTTATATGAATGTTGGAGCAATTCCTCCAAATGAAGTAGATGCATTTATGGAAAAAACTTTAAGTAAATTAAAGCGTACCCCATTTGTAGATGAAAAAACAGGCGAATATAATCTAAAATATAACATGCAAAATATATTAGAAGATTTTTATATCCCTGTTAGAGGAAATGATCAAGCAACTAAAATTGAAAATTTAAATGGTCTACAGTGGGATGGAATTCAAGATGTTGAATATTTAAGAGATAAATTATTCGCAGCCTTAAAAGTCCCAAAACAATTTATGGGATATGATGAAAACTCTGATGGTAAAGCTACTTTAGCAGCCCAAGATATTAGATTTGCTCGTACTATAGAACGTATACAAAGAATAATAGTTTCAGAATTATATAAAATAGCATTAGTTCATCTATACACTCAAGGTTATAGAGATGAACAGTTAGGTAATTTTGAACTATCATTAACTAATCCTTCAATTATCTATGATCAAGAAAGAATAGCATTAATGAAAGAAAAAGTAGACCTAGCCGCACAGATGATGGAAACTAACTTAATGCCTACTGATTGGATTTATGAAAATATATTCCACTTAAGTGAAGATACTTTTGAAGAATATAGAGATTTAATTAGAGAAGATGCTAAGCGCAAATTCAGAACAGATCAAATTACAGCAGAAGGAAACGATCCTATTGAAACTGGTAAATCATATGGTACACCTCATGATTTAGCTTCATTATATGGGAGTGGTAGAATGGTATCAGATCCTGCAAATGTGCCCGATGGTTATAATGAGAAGAAATCAGAATCTCCACTAGGTCGACCTGCTAAAAAGGTAACTAAACGAAATACACAAGATGATAATTTTGGGAAAGATAGATTAGGTGCAGCTGGGATGAAGAAGGATTATAATGATACTAAAAAATCGGCATTAGCATTAGAAAGTAATTCAAAATACCTACAACATAAAAGTATGTTAAAATCAATGTCTTCAGAAAAAAAATTGGTATTTGAACAAGATAAATCAAAAAGCTCGCTTCTTGATGAATCAAATATTAAGGAACAATAATTTTATTATATTTATACTAAAAATAAATATTGATGTATATAAAACACTCAAAATTTAAAAATACCGGCATTCTTTTTGAAATATTAGTAAAGAAGATTACTGGCGATACTTTATCAGGGATTAATTCACCTGCTATTAAAATAATTAAAGAATATTTTGTTAATACGGAACTAGGAAAAGAATACAAATTGTATGAGACTATCTTTAGTAATAAAAATCTAAAAGAAAATAGAGCTAATATGGTTCTATCTACTATATTAGATCAATCCAAAAAACTTAATAGAAGAAAATTAAAAAACGAAAAGTATAATTTAATTAAAGAATTAAAATCCCACTATGACGTAGAAGATTTATTCAAAACTAAATTATCAGATTATAAGGCACAAGCTTCTTTTTATACGTTGTTAGAAATATATAACACTGAAAAATCTATAAACCCAACACAAGTTGTAGATAATAAAATTATTATATTAGAACATATTACTGCTAAAGAAATAAATAAACCACAGGTCGTAGATACAATATTAGAAGAGTTTAAATCATATGATAAAGATTTACGTACCCTAACATACCATGTTCTATTAGAAAATTTTAATACTAAATATGATGAGTTAAATTCTAAACAAAAATCAATATTGAAAGAATTTATCACATCAGCTGATAATGGTCCTTTATTAAAAGAATTTTATAATAAGGAAATCCTATTATTAAAGTCACTTCTTAAATCTGAAATTAGAAAGGTTAAAGATGAAACAACTAAGATAAAATTAAATGAAATTAATAAACTAATTATAGAAATAAATAAAAGAACATCAATTAAGCATAACCATTTGGTTGATCTGCTACAATATCACTCATTATTAGAAGAATTAACTATAACTAATGGATAATATTATAAATAAAATATATCAAAATATAACAGAAGCTAAAAAGAATGTAGATCCAAAGTTAAAAGCATGGATTTCTGATAGATACGGCCCCTGGGATGAAAGAGATTTTATTTCCGATGATGGTGATACTTATTTTAAATATGAATCAACTTCTAAAGGTGGAGGTATTAACCATACTATAATTCAATTACCTTCTTTTACTGAACTAGTAAAACAACTTAAGGCTACTAAAGATGCAGCTAATAATTTAGTTAGAGGTGAATCCGTAAGAGATGATGAAGTATTAAGAAGTATAGCTGATGAGTTAAGATTAGAATTTAACAAATTTAGAACACATTTAAGAAAAGAATACCCAGCATTTTATGCTCAACTAAAAGGACAACTTACCGAAGAAGAATTAGATGAAATGTCTACAACTGGTGGTGGGGCTGGATCAGCAACATTTACTGCGGGTACTGGAATGACATATGCCACACCCTATGCGTTTAAAAAGGTAAAAAAGCAAGAATTACCTGAAAGTCACACTGATGCTGAAAATAAAAAACTTAAAGTAATATCAAAAGAGTTAAAGGCAGCATCCAAAATGCATAAGGGCCAAGCTAAGAAGATAGATAAAATAGTTAAAGAAGATTTAGATTTAAGTTCATATGGTTACAAATTAGTTCCAAAAAATAAAGCGGGAAATTATGTACAAAAAGGATCTAAGCTAGATGTAAAACAACTATTTGAAGATCAAAAAGATTATCAAGAAAGCAGAATAGCTGCATTTGATACAATTGAGCAAGAAATGAATGATATTTATAAGATGTTAAGCAACGCTAAAAATGAAACTAGCGACTATTATAATGATAATCCATCATCATATACAGTAATAAAACCAACAGATTTAGTCTTAGATTATATAAAAGATATCAAAAAATTATTAAAAGGAAACTAAAATGGCAAAAACAATACAGGAACAATATAATCAAATAAAAAAAGGTAAAGGTAGTAAAGAACTTTTTCTTAAAGAGATTAAAAGAAACTATCCAAATTTAGTAGTAAATTCAACTACATATAAACAAGCTGAAGAAATACTAATCCAACGATCAATAATTTCTGAAAGAATTGCGGGTGTAGTAACATCATCAAATAAAAAACCAGATTGGTTTAAAATATTTGATAAAAATATGGAAATTATAAAGGAAGCAAATCCTACAAATCCTAATAGATACCCTCCAATACACATAGCTCAAACTAAAGCATCAAAGGAAGATGAAGCTGTTAAAGCTGATAATAGTAAAATATCAAAAGTAGTTACAGATGTTCTATCTAAAAGCTATGATAATACTCCTAATAAAGATAATTACGATACATTAAATGGTGAAGAATTTAGATTAGGTTTAAAATTTGAAATGGATAAAGTAAGAGCAACGGTTAATGATGCTGATTTAGGTGATGCTATTGAAAAAGCACAAAAATTAGTAGCTAAAAATTTAACAAGTGATCCTTTATATTATATTAAAAATGCTGCCTTTGGAATTGAAGGGATTGGATACACAGATGAAGCACCAGGTTTAACAGCAAGTAAATCTGATCAAATGGAAAAAGTAAAATTAAAAGAAAATAAAATGATATCACTAGTAGATTTATTAGAAAACGGACCATTAGGTGAAAAACCAATGGCTAAAAAGAAAAAAATAAAAAAAGAAACTTTAGATACTAAATTAGCTGAAATAGATAAACAATCTCAAGTTGTTGCTTTAGAAGCTAAAATGGCCCATGTAGACGAAATCATTGAAACCAAAAACCAAAGAATTTCTATGGTTACTGAAGATGATAATTTATCTGATTTAGTAGATAAAACTAAGATGAAAGCAATGCAGCGTGAAGTTAAAGATCTTGAAAGAAGAAAAATGAAGATGGAAAAACTTTATGAAAAGATGTGTGGTAAATCTTATAAAAAAGAAGAAATAGTTGATGAAGATTTAGGTTCTTCAAACTATGCGGGTGCCTCAAATTCAGATACAACAGAAAGAGCATTTAGAAATAATAAAGATGAAGAGATTGCTGAAGAAAGCAATGCTGGGTCTAACGAAAATTCTAACGATAATTCAAATTATAACTCTAATGACAACCCCGAATCATATTCGGGTTTAAAGAAATTTAGAAAAAACTAGATATATGAAACAGGTACTTGTTGAAACAAGGCTATTTACAGCCATGCCCAAATCTTTATCGGAAAATAATATTTCTGAAAGAGGTAACCCATTAGTTGAGGGTATATTAGCTACTGCTGAGGTAAAAAATGGTAATGGTAGATATTATTCCAAAGATTTATGGGAAAGAGAAATTGACAAGTACCGAGTATTAGTTGATGAAAATAGAGCAATGGGAGAATTAGATCACCCAGAATCAACAGTAATAAATTTACAAAATGTATCTCATAATATATCAGATATGTGGTGGGATGGAAATAATGTAATGGGTAAGATAGAAATTCTACCTACCCCTAATGGAAATATACTTAAAGCATTAGTTGAAAGTGGTATTACAGTTGGTGTATCTTCTCGGGGAATGGGAAGTTTAAAACCAATGGGTGAAGTACAAGAAGTACAAGATGATTTTGAATTATTATGTTGGGATTTTGTTTCAACACCATCAAACCCAGATTCATTTATGCATTTAGTAAAAGAGGGAATTGAAATTCCTAAAACAAACAAATATAAAAAATTAAATTCAATCATAACAGAGATACTTTGTTCAAGCGGTACTTGTCCTATAGTATAAAAATTTTACCCTGTAAACCAGGAATTAGCGCTCTCTTTAAAACGAGGCGCTTTTTCTATGTTTTCTAAGACTCCCCATATACGTATAAACATAATATGTCATTTCTTATATGACATTAAAAATTATTAATTCTTATTACGATTCTCAATAATCGTACTTCCAAAAAAAATTAAGGAAAATGAACAGAAACTTTTTAAAAGAGGCTATTGCCGATGCAAAGACTGTCAAAGAGTCAGCCATTGCAAATGCTAAAATCGCTTTAGAAGAAGCTTTTCAACCACAAATCAAATCCATGCTAGCTGCAAAGTTAGAAGAAATGGATAAAGAAGAAATGGGTGAAGATATGGACGATAAAGTAGATGAAGCGAAAAAAGACGATGCAGAAATTACAGAAGAAAAAGAGTACATGACTAAGAAGGAAAAACGCGAGGGCGATGACCGTAAATCAGACAATAAGGCTGAGGCACGAGCAGAGAAAATGCGTAAACTTAAAGAAGATGACTCTGATTTAAATGAAATTTTAGCAGAATTAGACAGAGAACTATCCGAAGATAATGATTCTGAAGACGACAAGATGGACATCAAAGAAGATGAAAAGACTGACGCTGAAGAAGAAGGCTATTTAGATGGTGAAAAAGATGCTGATGATGATATGAACGAGGACGAAGATATCGATCTTGAAGATATGTCAGAAGAAGATCTTAAAAAATTCATCGAAGACGTAATTGAAGACATGGTTGGAGCTGGCGAATTAGAAGCTGGTGAATCATTCGAAGATGACGTTGACGTAGATGTAGATGAAGATGGTGAGTTAGAAGTAGAAGATGATATGGATACTGCGGTAGACGTTGAATTGGACGAAGCGAAAAAACAAGGATACGATGCAAGATTAGACGATGCTGAAGGCGCTAAACATGGTAAGAAGAAACAAGATATGGCTCAAAGAAGAGCTGATTCTGAAAACATGGAAAAAGCTAAAGGTAAAAGAAAATTTTCTGGTGATTCTAAAACGAATGAAGAAATGAAAGACGTTAAAAAAGAACTACAAGAAGCTTATGAGGCTGTTAGTACTTTAAAAACGGAACTAAATGATATCAATCTTTTAAACGCTAAGTTACTTTATACTAACAAAATCTTTAAATCTAAAAATTTAAATGAGACTCAAAAGGTTAAAATATTAGAATCATTTGATAAAGCTACTACAGTAAAAGAAGCAAAATTAGTATTCGAAACTGTTAATTCAGGATTAAAATCAACTAAAAAAAGATACGTGAATGAAAATTTAGGTAGAGCTTCAAAATCAGTATCAACTTTTTCAAAACCTAATAGAAAACCGATTGTAGAATCAGATGAAATGGTGATGAGATTCCAGAAATTAGCTGGTATCATCAACGGATAAATAATTACTAACGACTAAAAACTTAAAATAAAATTATGTCACAATTAAATTCACTTTTAGAATCCGCTAATAACTACAAATCACTACAGAGTGATTCTGCTAGATTAGCGTCTAAGTGGGCCCGAACAGGCTTACTTGAAGGCATGGATTCCGAGCAAGACAAAAATAATATGTCTATGATCTTGGAAAACCAAGCAAAACAATTAGTAACAGAGAACACTACAGGTGGTGGTGGAGCTGGTTCTGGTAACTTTACTCCAGGTACAGGTCCTGCAGGACAATGGGCAGGCGTTGCTTTACCATTAGTAAGAAAGGTATTTGGACAAATCGCAGCGAAAGAATTCGTTTCGGTTCAACCAATGAATCTTCCTTCAGGTCTAGTATTTTATCTAGATTTCCAATATGGTGGAACAAATATTAACTCTCCAGAAACGGCAGGTAATGTAGCAAAGAATCCATTTGCGAATAATACTTCATTATACGGTACTGCAACTCCACAACCTCAACCAAATATTACAGGTGGTTTTGGTAATGCTGCTGCAGGTGGTCTTTATGGTGCTGGTAGATTTGGGTATTCAACTCAAAATTTCACTTCTGGTGCAATCGCTGTAACTACTTTCGCAATAGGTAACGCTGATTTTTACAGAGATGTAAATGCTGATTCAAGCTTTGCTTTTACTACTTCTACTGTTGGTGCCTTAAACACTACAGTAACGAATGTAGAGAAAGTAAATATGTTAGCTACTAACTTAAATGCAAATTATGATAGAACTGCAATTGAAGGTTTCTATTTAGGAGCATTTACAAATACTCCTGTAACAGGTGCAAGACAATTCCCAGCATTTACTAAATTATCAACAGGTGCTTTTTTCCCAACTCCAATTAATGGAGTTTCGAATGTACAAGCTGCTGATATTGGTGGTGTAGTAACAGGAGTTGCTAATGCAACTGATAATAATGTTGGAGTAACAGCTACAACTTCGGTTGCTGGTGTTGGCTTAACTTGTGATTTCTTAGTTAATGGTGCTGGTGGAGCTACCGGTGTTATTGTTAACAATCCAGGATCTGGATATCTTGCTAATGATACAGTAAGTTTTTCAGCTGCTTCAAGACCAAACGCAAATGTTGGTGCTGCAGCCGGATTATTAACACTTACTTTAGGTGCTGCTGCTGCTACGGATGTTAGAACAGGTGCTGATAGCATTATTTCTTTCTTCTTAGTTACTGGTTCAGTTCTAGCCGCAGATGCTGCAGGTACTGTTTTACAAACTCTTCAACCAACTGATAATAACAGAGGTGATTTCGAAGATGGTAATAATAACTTAAATGCTTCTAACACGCCAATCGCTATTCCAGAGATTAACGTGCAAATGAGAAGTGAAGCAATCGTTGCTAAAACTAAAAAATTAAAAGCTGTTTGGACTCCTGAGTTTGCTCAAGATTTAAACGCTTACCATTCTTTAGATGCCGAAGCTGAATTAACTTCAATCATGAGTGAGTACATTTCATTAGAAATTGATCAAGAAATTCTTGCAATGCTAATCGAAGATGCTGGTGCTGGTGATGAGTACTGGAGTGCTATTAACAATCAAGCAATTGACGCAGGTGGTCCTGCTGCAGGAGTTCCTGCTGCTGGATTAGGTTTCTTCAACTCTCAAGGACAATGGTTCCAAACATTAGGAACTAAAGTTCAAAAGTTAAGTAACATCATTCACCAAAGAACACTTAGAGGTGGAGCAAATTTTATGGTATGTTCTCCATCAGTAGCTACGATTATCGAATCTATTCCAGGATTTGCTAGTAACTCAGATGGCGATGCTGCTAAAAATAGCTACGCATTCGGTGTACAGAAAGCTGGTTCAATGAATGGAAGATACCAAGTTTACAAAAACCCTTATATGACAGACAACACGATCCTTATGGGATATAGAGGTGGTCAGTTCTTAGAAGCAGGTGCTGTATTCTCTCCGTACATTCCATTAATCTTGACTCCATGAGTATACGATCCAACAACATTTACACCACGTAAAGGTTTATTAACTCGTTATGCTAAGAAGATGTTAAGACCAGAATTTTATGGTAGAATTTATGTTTCAGGATTAAATACTCTGTAATATTAAAATTCATATATTTATTAAAAGCCTCGCGAAAGCGGGGCTTTTTTTATACTTACAAGGGAATAGAATTTATTTTTATGTTTGTCTTTAATTTCCTGATATTTATAACAAAAAGATATGGCATCCACTGTAACTCCATCTACCTTTCAAGTAAGGATAAAAGAAGATCATGTAATTAACGGTATTAGAACAGTTAATGAAAATTTATATAGAATACCCAATGTAACTAATTATGATAGAAGGATAGTAACAGTACCTCCTAACACAAATATAGACTTAATTAATACTAACGGTCCAATACCAGGACCAGCATTATTCCCATCAGCAAGTATAGCATATGGTAGAATAACTAACATGGATGATTCAAATCGTTTAGCAGTTACTTTTACCTCATCTAATGGTGAGTCAGAGACAGGAAATGTTGGCTCAGATTTAAGTGGATCTTATGTAAGTGGTGGTGCAGGAGGAACAGCAGGAATTTATTCTAATGTTCCTACAACTACAAATGGTAGCGGTTCAGGAATAACTTTACGCGTAGTAACTGATGAAACTATAAATCTCACACCCTCTGTCACACTAACCCCAGCAGCTACTACAAACGCAGCTATAGGGTTATATAACGTTGGTTTACAGGGTGGAACTGGCATAGGAGCTAGTGGTTCTATTGTAGTTACAGCTGGGGTTGGAAATGATGCATCTATACCAACTTATACATCATTAACATTTACATCATCAGGTTCGGGTTATTCATTAGGAGATCAATTAGTAATACCTGTAGGATCTTTATCTAATGGTAATTTAGTAAAAGGAAGTACTGTAACTAATATATCAATTCCAGCAGTATCTGTAGATCAAATAAAAACAAATGTTCCTATTACAACATCAACAGGACAAGGAGCAACAGCAACAGTTACATCAGCAGGAAATTTAATTACTACAGTTATAATAAATGCAGTTGGTTTAGGATATGCTGTTAATCAAGATATAATTATTAAAGAATCAGTATTACAAAGTTTAGGATTTGGAGCTGTTAGTGAAAATTACATAGGTAATTTAAGTACTGCAAATATGGCAACTTCCATTCAAAATATACTACCAGCTTTAATAGCATCAAATATTACAGTTAAACCCACAAATGTAACAATTCAGACAGGAGGAAGTAAATATGCTGTAGGTAATACATTAACAGCAGCAAAAGCAAATATCGGAAATCCTACAGAAGATTTAAATTATATATTAAACACAGATGATTTTTCATTAACGGGAACTAAAAGTTATTGGACAATGGAATGTTTACCAACATCCTCAATTATGTTTTCAAGTCCTAATTGTTCCGGAAGTAAGTTTAACGGAACATTTGAGCAAGATATAGAATTTATATCAGTATATGCTCTAACAGGAAGTATTGATGTAGAATATGTACTCGTAAATGCACCCATAGCAACAAATTAATAAAATAAATTATGGCAAACATACCAATTTGGCCCGGATCTAGTTCATTCCACCCAGGAGATACTCCATTTGGATTTTATGATAATGATCAATCATTTGAAAAAGATGCAGACAAAGTTTGTACCTTTGTTACTAGAAGATTAGGTTATCCTTTAGTAGAAATAGAATTACAAGCAATAAACATTTATGCAGCTTTTGAAGAAGCAGTTACTATATATGGTAATGAATTATATGCCTATAAAATTAGAGAAAACTATTTAACATTAGAAGGAGCACCAACTAGTATAGATATAGAAGAATCAATTGTAACACCAAATTTTGGCCGTATAATAGACTACTCACAACAATATGGTTCTGAAGCCGGAACCGGTGGGAATGTACCTTGGCATAAATTAGCAGTTCCATTGTCTGGAAGTATTCAAGATTATGATTTAAATGAAATAGCAGCTCAAAATGGGTTTACAGAACCTAATGATATTGAAATTATGAGGGTATTTTATGAAGCAAGACCAGCATCAGCTTTAATGATGAATGCCTATGATGGGTTTGGTTTTGGTTTAGGCGGATCTGCAGCAGCCGGAATTGACGGAGTTGGGGGAATGGGTGGAATGGGTTATGGTGGTGGATATTTAATGATGCCCCTAAATTATGATTTACAAATTATCCAACAAATTGAGTTAAATGATATGGTTAGAATATCTAACTATTCATTTGAAATGCATGATAATGTGTTAAGAGTATTTCCTGTACCACAAGCTAGTAATAATCTATCAGGATCAGCAGGTTTCGACCCAAATAATCCATCTGGTTCAGCCGGTACTATGTGGGTTGAATTTATGTCTAAATCACAAAGAACAACAGCATCCATAGTAGAAGCATATGATAAGATAAAATATGTAAGTGGGGTTCCTTATAAAAACCCAACATATACTGAAATAAACTCAGTAGGTAGAAGTTGGATATTTGAAATGACTTTAGCTATCTGTAAAGAGATGTTAGGATATGTAAGAGGAAAGTATGAATCCATTCCTATCCCAAATGCTGAAATAACATTAAATCAAGCAGATTTAATAGCAGCATCAAGAGAAGAAAAAGAAGCACTATTAACTTCCTTAAGAGCATTTTTTGATGAAACTTCAAGAGAAAAACTATTAGAACGAAGAACAATGGAATCTAACTTTGTAATGGAAGAATTAGATAGAGTTCCTCGTGTAATTTATATAGGATAATATGGCACTATTTGGCACAGCGAGAGATGTAAGTTTATTTAGACATATGAGTCGAGAACTGATGGGTGATATTATTACCGAACAGTGTGCCTTCTATAAATACAAATTAGAAGAAACAAAAATTAACTTATACGGCGAGGCTGCCGAAGAAAAATATTATATGGGACCTGTTTTACTTAATACTTTAGTAGAAAGAACAGATAACATATACCCAGAAACAGATTTAGGTACGGATTATGATAAGGAAATACAGTTTAGTTTTTTAAGAGATGATTTATTAGGAAAAAATGAAGACTTTAATTATAATGATGGTAAAGGAAATAGCTATACAGGATTACCTGATGCGGGTTATGGAGCAAATCTAGTCCCGCAAGTGGGGGATATTATAATGTATAATGAAGGATATTATGAACTACATGACGTAATTACCAACCAATATTTTGTAGGTAAAGACCCAGACTATCCAAACAATGTTAATACTATTAACAAATCAGGAGGTCCTGGTGATTTAAGTGAATACGGTTCTAATATATCTGTTATTTGTAAAACACACTATGTACAAGCCGATAAGTTAGGTTTAACTCAAGCAAGATATCAATAATATGGCGGATCACGGAAAAATACCTAGACCTAAAACACAGAGAGAAATACTTTTAAGTAATCCTGTACAGGATACCTATCAAAATCCCGAAACAGGAGAAACAACGGGTAACCCAAACAGAGCATTTCCCGATAGAAGTAATAGAGGAAATCAAGTATCTTTTAAAGGTGATACAGTTAAACCCTTTTCATTAGGTTTAAAAGAAAATGATGAAGCTATTTTTTATTATTTAGAAAATGTAATTAAACCTACAGTAATACAAAATGGTGTAGTTCAAAAAGTACCAGTTTATTATGGATCTCCAGAACGTTGGGCTCAAGTCCAAAAAGAAGGATATTATAGAGATTTAAAAGGTAAAATAATGATGCCTCTTATTACATTTAAACGTAATAGTGTAGAAAAAGTAAGAAGTATAGCAAATAAATTAGATGCTAATTATCCTAATAATGTTCAACTATTTGAAAAAAAATATAGTGCTAAAAATGAATATGATAACTTTAATGTTATTAATAATAGAATACCAAAAAAAGAATTCTACGCTGTAGTAGTACCCGATTATGTTACTTTAACATACGACTTTATTATATCTACATATTATGTAGAACAAATGAATAAGGTTGTAGAAGCAATGAATTATGCCTCTGATTCTTATTGGGGTAATCCTGAAAGGTTTAAATTTAGAGCTCGTATAGATAATTATGCTACATCTGTTGAATTAGAAAGCGCAGGAAATAGAATTGTTAAAACCACATTCCAGTTAAAACTCCATGGATATTTAGTACCAGATACAATACAAAAAGAGTTAGCATCTGTTAAAAAGTTTAGTAATGCTACACAGATTATATTTCAAGATGAAGTAGTATCTTCACTACCTTCCCCTGAAACCTCAGCAGATCCAAGATCATCTATCCACACAGATAACAATCCTGCTTCTTTTAGTGATAAATAGATTCATTTTCCAAAAAAGTCTAATATTTATAACTAAAGTAAGAAAATGGCAATAGTATTAAGACAGACTAAAGGGTCAGAGTTAACATTCGCTGAGGTAGATGGAAATTTTACCTCACTTTTCTACTCGGCATCATTAGAGGGCACTAACTTACAATTTTATACTTGGGAAAATCAACTATCCCAATCATTTGATCTATCAGTAATACCAGGTTTTGGGGGAATTACAGTCCAAAAAGACGGAACAACAATAGTTCCAGTAGGAACTGGATTAAATTTCTCAGGCACAGGTGTTACAGTTACAGCTAATGGTAGCGTAGCTAATGTAGATTTTACAGGAGGAGGAGACACATATACTTTATCAGCAGGAACAAAATCAGGAGGAAAAATTCCTTTAAATTTAGATGCTGCAGCCGGAGCAGATTCAACAGTTAATTTAGTAGAAGGAACAGGTATAACACTTACTCAAGTATCATCTACAGAAATACAAATAGATTCATCAGGTGGAGGAGCAACATATACTAATGCTGTAGCAACACCTCAAAATTTCCCTGGAAATTCACCTTTTGACAATATACCAACTGGAGCAACATTTACATCTAAAACATTCCCAGAAATGATGGATTTAATGTTATATCCAGAATTATTCCCAACATTGGTAAATCCTTTTAATGGGTTTAGTATATCTTCTCCATATAATGCTACATATCAAGAAATAGGATTAATAATTAGTGCTGGTACCTTAGCTTTTTCTTCAACCTTTAATAGAGGATCGATTAACCCAGCTTATGGAACTAATGGATTTAGAAGTGGTCAAGCTAATACTTATATTTATGGGGGAACAGGATTAGCAAATGTATCAAGTACAAGTAATACAAATACCGTAGTAACTACAGTAGCAGTAACAATAGCTCAAGGTAATAATAACTGGACATCAAGAGTAGCATATGATGCAGGTCAACAACCACTTTCAAGTACGGGTAATAACTTTAGTAGTCCCCTAGTAGCTGGTCAAACTGGCGATATTACAAAATCCATCATAGGAGTTTACCCAGTATTCGCTACAACAGCTAATATATCTACATTAACGAAAAAAGCATTACAATCAATGAGTTCTTTAGTAGAGGTTGCTATGGTTACAGAATCAGGAGGAGGTGGTGCCAAACAAACAATTGATATCCCACAGGCATTTGGTGCCGTAACACTAATACAACAATTTAATACATTAAGTGGTGCTTACGATACAATTGCATTATCATCATTTACACTTGACAACACCGTAACACGAGTAATACAGTCTAATACGGTTGCTTATAACAGATATACACATAATGGAGCAGTAGTGGGTGGTAGAACATTAAGATTTACATAAAAATAAGATGGCAAGAGAAAAAGGAACCTTAGGAATATCCGCAAATTTTGAACCAAAAATAGCAGGAGCATTTGATGCTCGTGCCAATGTGCCTACAAAAGCTGATTTAACTATAGCAGCAAATTGGAATGCGTTAGATGGTAACTATTATGGTTACAATGGTATGACTGTTACTGTAGCTGAAGATTCAACATCTGCTAATAACGGCATTTATGTGTTAATTGACTCAACAGCTGTTACTAATATTAATAGTTGGTTATTTGTAGGAGCATCATCAGCAGGTTCATCAGGTAGTTCAGGTGAAGCAGGTTCAAGTGGTTCATCAGGTACATCAGGTACATCAGGTAGCTCAGGTGAATCAGGTTCAAGTGGTTCATCAGGTGAATCAGGTTCAAGTGGTAGCTCAGGTACATCAGGTGAAGCAGGTATAGCAGGTTCAAGTG